GTCGATTCCTGCGCGAGCAGGTAGTAATACTTCGGGAGAAGCACGCAGTAGCGGTCTTCTTCGGGCACGTCCTTTTCATCCAGGGTCTGGGCAGCTTCGAAAATCGCAGCCGCCAAAACGGTCGCCGTGGTTGCCACGGTAGCGCCTTTACTCAGCTTTGATCCACCATTTCCACCGGTGATCGTCGCCGCCTCGCGGGCAGCCATTAGTACCTTTTGAATAAGGTTCTTATCAGCGGTATTGGATAAGGCTCGACCCATCTGAGTGGAATACTCACCACGGACATCGTAGTGATTCATCGCCTCATCAAGGTTCGATACGAAGACAGGAGCCACAAGCAGATCATCGATATGGATGAGCCGCTCATTGTGCTTGACCTGGTTCAAATAGCCGTTGTCACCTTCAATAAGGGATTCGCCAGGAGTATGGTACGCAGCAGTAGCGGTGCCGACAGCGGGAAACGAAGCCGACTTACCTGATTTGATAGTCCGTACTCGGTGGAGGGGCATCATAACATTCACTTCCGCAAATGTTGCAAGAACCTCCCCGGCAAAAACTTTCAGGAAGAGCGTCTTCGCATCGCCAGAGGCGTTCACCTGGCCAATTCTAGAAGGAGCAGCATTGTTAGTAACAGCCATTGTAGTGTATAGGGGTTAAGGGTTTATATTGTCATTTGGTAACACAATTACAACAAACCACCACGATAGACTGCTCGTATGAACCAAAGGTTAGCCTTGTTATCCGGCGCACCGGGCAAAGGTTGGTACATCGTCAGTGGTGTAATCATAGGGGTCTCTTTGTGATTACCGAGAGTTGAAAAAGAAAGAGAGAGAGATTGTATTAGAATCAAGCGTTTTCAAGCGCACCCAGCCAGGCATCAATAGCCGTGGTGCCAGTAGCACTTGTAATCTCGAATCTAATTAGAGCTGTAGCCGCGACTTGAAAGTTCGCCTTGCCTTTAGCTGTAAAAGTTAAATCAGAATCATCAAACCACGTAGTTCCACCGTCGGGTGAAAACTGAATTTTGAGAGTAGCGGCGAATGTTCCTGATGCGAAAACCGAAAATATTTCTCCACTGGATTCAATGGATTCCGACTCAAAGGTAAGAGCACCTTGTTTAGTAATGGTGACTGTAAAGCCACTAGCCTGGGTTCCATCAGCACCATCCACTCGGACACCTTGCGATGCGTCAGTGATAGTAACCGTTGAATCTGAAGCCGTAGCACCGAATTTAGAATCCGCATTGACCACAGCGGCTAGTTTGGTGGCCACAGTTGATGCGGAATCTCCGGTGACAATCGTGGTTATTTCTACATCTCTATCCAGAGACGCCGATCCGGCTGGCTCCGAGGTGCCACTGTTGTCTACGTCGAACCAGAAGCCAACGGTGCCGGCATCATCACTCACCTTAAAGTAGGTGGCATTCAACGAGTCAGCATTGGCACCTGCTGTAGCCACAGCCACGGTAAACCCGGTATCCCCAGCGGCAATATTTGTGCGGGCACCGGCATCAGCATCAGTTACAGTCACAATCGAAAGAGCTGAAGTTGACGCATACTTAGAGTCTGCGTGAAGTTTGGTGGCAAGTACCCCGGCAACATCCTTTGCTGTCATACCCGAGGTTACCGTGGTGACCTCAATAGCCCTTGTTGCCGAAGAAGCACCAGATGGAATGGAGGTTCCAGAGTTATCAACATCGAACCAAACTCCCACTGATCCAGCGGTATCCTGAAGCAGAAAGTATTTGCCGTTCAGATCCCAGGAAGCAGTGCCCTGGGTGACCACGGTCATAAGGAAGCCGGAGTCTCCAGCAATGGCGTCCACACGGGTGCCGACACTTGCATCCGTAACATATAAATCAGCCCCGATATTGTAAGCGGTAAACTTAGAGTCAGCATGAAGTGTGGTCGCAATTGCTCCAGCCACAAGATGGGCACTCATGCCCGAGGTGATAGTCGTGATTTCGATGGCTCGATCCAGGGAGGACGCCCCAGAAGGCACCGACGTGCCAGAATTTCCTACGTCAATCCAGACACCTGCGGACTGGGTATCATCATTTATTCGGAAGTATTTGGCGTTGAGCGAACCGGCGACATCAGCCACACAGGTTATACGGGTCACCTCTTTGACACCGGCATAGGCTTGGTCTACACAGGTGATAGTCGATACTTCAGAAATTGCCGCAACATCGCCGACACATTCTACAGAAGTTATCTCATGTTGGCCGTCTCTGGCCGATAAAACTTTTCCTAGGCTCATTATTTTTTATGGGGTTTATTCAGGATTAACAATAGTTTCTATGGCTACTTCGGCCACATCGGTAATGGGTAAAGCAGGGTTTGTTGCAGAGTCAATTAATCGACTTGCGACAGATCCAACGGCATCGCCGATTGCGGTTACCCTGATTCCATCTGCAAGTCCTTGTTCACGAATTTGATCGGACCCTAAACCGGAAGCTACATCAGCACCGATTAGAATCATGGTTTTTTCGTTGTCGATAATGATTCGTCCACTGAACCCGGCTATGTTCGTGTCCTTCCGCATTTCCACAATGACGGTAGACAACTGCTCACAGGCTTTAGGGTTGCCGCCCTCATGCTTTAGCTTCTGAAGACAATCCGGGTCGTTAACGTAACGTGAGGCGACATAAACTGAACCTCCAGCCTTCGCTCGAGTTGTGATTTGACGGGTGTTTGCGCCTTTACCTTGAAACAATCCAAACCTCGGTTGATCTGGATTGGACACCTCTTCGGATTCACCGGCTCCAAATGCGGCGATAACCGAACAAACGGTAAATCCCAAAACGATTAAACCGATAGCTATAAAAGTATTACGTTGTTGCATGTTAAAGGATATTAGGTGACACGGCGATCCGCTTTTGAATCCTATCTCTATAGGCTGAATCCGTTTTGTATTTCGGATCTCGGATAGCTTCAACGACTTGATCATTGGATTCAAACGGTGCCAGTGCTGATGCTCCAGCAATGCTGCCCTGGAGTAACTGCGGATCAGAACCCGTAGCTTCTTGGTAACGATTTTTAAGTCCTTGAAGAACCAGAACGGATTGTTCGGTATTTCCAGCAGCGAGCACATTGTTTATTTGGTCTACCTCAGTAGCCGGGAGATTTGTGTTCGCCCATTCAGATACCTCATCAAAGCTTTCCTGTCCACCGATCGAAGCCAATAAAGTTCTGTCGTTCGCCTCTGAAGCGGTGCGCTGGTTGACAATGTAATGATCCACTACTTCCCGTGGTAACCCGTGGTTAGCCTCCAGAGCTTTGTAGGAGACTTCGGTCAACTGGCCGTCCCGCGCAAACTCATCGAAGAAGGGTTGCAATGCTGGTGTGTCTTGGGCAGCAGGTTGATCACCGCTTTCTTCGGATGGCTGATCCTCAATGCCGGGTGATTGCGCCAGTTTAGTTTCTAATTCACCGTAGGACTTCCCGAGAGCCTCGTAGTTGGCTTCACCTTTTTCGCTGTTCCAAAACTTTTCTGGAATGAATTCAGGTCGGGTGGGTTTTGTGTCGGAGTCCGTTGGTGGAGCGGGTGAGTTTGAAGTAACACCCTCATCAATTTGAACTGTCGCTACATCGGTTTCTTCAGCCATGATTATTACTTATTACGGTTGTTGTGGTTGTGGTTCTGGTGGGGGTTGGCCTTGGACTGGTCCTTGCCCCTGTTGTTGATTTTTTACACTCTCTTGAAGAATTCGGCCAATGGCCGCAGTAGCCTGTGGACCGGCATTCTGGATCATTTGTGCCATCTGAGAGTTTTGATCCTCATCATCGACTTCCTCACCAGTCTTGATCAGACCCTCAGTATCCACCCCGGCGGCGGTCGCCCTTCTGAGTAGATAGTTTCCAATGTTCATCCATTTAAGCATTACCTCAGGTGATAGATCCTGTCCGGCACCCCGGATGAAGGCGTCAAGACGAGCTAAATCGTGGCCTCTACCGAGGGCATCAATTCCGGTAACCACCGTTGGTTTTACAATCTTCTTGGGAAGCTTGGGAAGCCTCTTAGACTTCTCCATACGGTGCATCAGAGCGTTGACAAGGGGAAGCTGCAAGTCGGTGCTAAACAGCGAGAAAGCCCCGGCGAGCGTATCTTCCAATTCACGCGACACGAAATTCACTTCGCTCGCAGTAACGCGTTCGGCCTGGCGTTGTACCGAGGAATTCAGGAGAAAGGCGAAGGACAAACGATCTCTAATGTCCGCAATCATCCGAAAGACCACCTGGAAGTCGGCAAATTTTTGTTGTTGCAGCGTAGTTATATCGATCGCGTTGCCTTCGATGAAGTCACCATTCGCGGCGTTCTGGAGGTCTTGGAGCCGGGTGGTCGAATTAGGATTCACCAGATGAATTAGTTTCGCCGCAGCCGCCGCACCTTCCACCATCGCTTGCATAAGCCCCTCAAGTGAAATCAAATCCCCCATGTAATGCTCGACAAAGCCACGTCCATAATCCTCACCATCGATCTTGTAAAACCTTAGGGGAATCCACGGTGATTCATCGATCGGATACCATCCCCTGGTGTGTTCGAGTTGTATATCCTTAACCTCCTGGTGGATATTCCAGACTTTTTTGGATTTACCCCGAGTTCCCCGTTGAATCACGGTATAGAGGTCCAGGCTTTTCTCGTCGGACTCTCCAAACTGTTGACGAATATGATCAGGAATCGTGGACGGGCTTACTGATTCCTTAACAATAATTTTGAGAACATTGTCATTCGGATCGCGCTTAATAACGTATCGATCCAGCCTGAACATTCTTATTGCGCCTTCACGAGGGACGAACAAAAGAGCGTTACCAGCCACAATCTCCTGCTCAATGGCAGAGAAGACGCTGACCCGAACATCTGAAGTTTCAATCTCAGAAACAACAGCTCGCTCGACTTCACCCAACGCGGAGTTCAATTCGTTTATCAAATCCGTACCCTGCTGTTCAATCTTCTTCACCTCGAACCGGTCAAGAACCAGCTTAAAGAACGGTGTGTTCGGCGGGAACAGACTCAGAAGCAGCTTAGACGCCAGGTTGTTTACCCCTCGGGCCCCAATGGATTGAAACGGATCTCTAAGCTTTTGATTTGCAATGTCACCCTCGGGCGGAACCAGAAATGGAATAGTTAACTCAGCCGCAGCCCGGGCACGATTCAGAAACGTCTGCCGCTGGGTAGCAAGCTGTTCATACAGCCCCTGAGCCATCAATGGTTGATCCGTAGCGTCGTATCCTTGATCTTCGGGCATGATTATACTAACCGTCGTTCGTGTCAGATTTATTTATCCTGTTTTTCCAATTATGCAACTGAATAAGAAACGTGAAGAACGCACCCAAAGCCCCGAAGGCTACACCAATCAATCCAACAAATATTGTGACCTCGTTTAGCATACTTAATCCAGACAGCCCACCAAATCCAGCCGAACCGACATATCCAAGCAAGGGGTGGCTTCGAAGCAAGTATACTATGCTGGGTTCCATGTTCGGGGTTTTTTGAAAAAAAAGGCGTCCAGGGTTAAGAACTTAGCCTAACACTGGACGCCGGTTGATGTATGTATGTATTGGGTACGAAATACGTTAGGGGGCATTCACACCAGAACCGATGCTCGCTACGTTAGTAGCACTGCGGTCTCTGCGGATTCGCAAACTGGACCGACCACGTTTACCTTTACCTTTGAGCCCACGACGTCTCCGAACCGATGCAGGTTCCAGGAGAAACGTAGCGGTTGAAATCGGGGCTGCGGCAGGTGGAGGTGCAGGAGCTGGTTGATAGCTGGGTGTTGCTGCGGGTCGACTAAAAGATGATCTTGGGGCAAAGCACATTGTCTGAAATTATAGGTTTAATAGTTATTTAT